TTTGTCAAGATTTAGTTCCTTAGGAAACTCTTGAATAAAAGAAATAATATTTTCATGAATAATGTTTGGTTTTTTCAAGTAACAGAATTTAATTTTTTCGCCATTCTGGATCAGTGAGTATTTGTTGTCGAGTTTATTTTGTTTAATGTAGTGATTAAACAAAAGAGCCCCACGAATATGTATGGGAGTTCCCTTGATGTAAATATCCGAATGAGACCTATACTTTGCAACATCAGATGCAGACCTTGGGAAGGACACTTGTTCTGGAGGAAGTTTTTTGAAGTCAGCGCGAGACTTCTCAATATAATCAATTACATCATCTTCAGTTCCAGTCATCAGAATATTAAAGGCATCTTTCAACATCTTTCTGCAGGGTGCAGGTGTAGATGATTTGACAGATTCAATACCCATCACTTTGAGTTTAGGCTCTGCATAGGCAACACCTTCACTATTCCATACGTTGAGAATGTATCGCTTCTTTGCAGTCCAGATACCACGGTCAGCAATATTCTCACGCTTCATTTGCATTTTTTGTTCATATGCCGAAACATAATTCGCAAGTTCCTGATAAGATTGTTCGATGAATGGTTCCAACTTGTCTTGGCAGATCTTATCAAGTAAGGAAACAATCGCTGCTTTATCATCAGACTTATTACTAAAAAATTTAGCAATAAGAGGTTCAAGATTAAGATAGATTGAATCAGTGTCGGATGCGATGACATAATCTACGCCCTCCGTTTGCAAAAGGTTATTTAGATACTTGTTCATTTTCCCCTCAATCCATCGGATACTTACTTGTCCCGACAGAGTGATTGCCTCTGCATTTGCTAGTTTGTAATAGCGGAAATATTGGTTACCAATAGCACCATAAGCAGAGTTAAGAGAAATCTTCTTCGCCATTTGAATGTTGTTACATCTGGCGATCTCCTTTTCAAGTGCCTTAGTAGGCGTCTTCTCATACTGCTGCTTGGCTTGAAGCATTCGCTTCTTGAAGATAACACGATCGCCATACATCTTCTCCATCAACTCAGGCAAGAATCCACGGACATCCTTACGGTACATTGCACCATTGGCACACACCGCATTGTCCTTATACATCTCAAAATTTATCTCCTCATTAAGGATTCGGTCAACCGTAGCCGTTGGGTGTCGTTCGTCCAGTAGTGTCTCTGGCGAGATGTTGTACTGCATAATAAGATGAGGGTAGAGAGAGTTAAGGTCAAAACTGACAACCCAATCATACTTTCCTGGAATCGGTTCCTTGACATAAGCACCTGCGTACTTTTCGTTTTTGTCAGAACGAATCTTTGGGGGAATAACAATGTCACTTTTCTTTAGATAATTGTAAATGATATTGTCCCACATCCGCACTTGGTAGAAGACATCATTATAGTTGACTTTAGCATCATATGCCATCGTGAGCGCAAGCTCAATCAACTTCATTTTATCTTCCAGTCGGTCAACAAGTTCTACGTCAACGATGTTGTACTCGATGAACTTTTGCCACCCGTGGGTATAGAAATCTTTAAAGGTATCAAATTCACTGTGGTCAAGTTTCTTCTGACCAAGTTCTACCTCAGCTATGTAGTCTAGGCGATAAGATTCTTGTGCCTTGTAGGTAAACTTTTTATACAGGTCTAGATAATCAAGCACTGAACATCCACCAACATCAAAGACGCTGTGCTCTCTGCCCTTGATAAACTTCTTTGATTCGGTCACAAGACCCCAAGGGGACATGCGCTTCATCAACTTCTCTCCAAGCACCCTGTTGAGGCGCTTACAGATGTATGGGATATCATACAGTTCACAGTTCCAACCTGTAATCACATCGGGCACATCAACCATCCAGTAGTTGATGAAGTGACTCAAGAGTTCCTGCTCTGTAGGGCAGTGATAGTAAGTTACATTCTTCTGGGTGTTGTGAAATGGTTTCACACCCCAGGTCTTGATTTCTTTGGTATTGTAGTCCTGAATAGTAATTGCAAGAATCTCTTCCGATGCAGACTCTACATCTGGGAATCCTTGTTCAGATGATACCTCAATATCAATTGTAACAAGTTTGATTTGGCCAATGTCGAACTTGATTTCTTCTTCAGGATGTTTTTCAGAAATATATTGGTAGATATATCTGTCATTCCCATAGATTTCAAATCCATCAACATCTTCGTATTTTTTGTAGAAGTCGCGACAATCCCGAACTGTGCCTGGATGAATAGGTTCTACTGGTTCACCACTTAATGTCCGATACTTAGTATCCTTCTTCGATTTTACATAAAGAGTAGGAAAAAACTCATCTCTGTGTTCATACCTCCTCCCATTCTCAACACCACGAACAAGGAACTGGTTCCCAATCATTTGGACATTCGTGTAAAATTTCATCCGTCAGTTAAGTCCTCGTATTTTTCAAGCAGGGTGGGCGTGGGGTCTGTCAGAGTTAAGATTTTATCAGAACTCATCATAAAAGTATCTGCCCTTGTGACATTAAGTAACCAGGGCTCTAGCATTCCTTCTTTGGTGATGACATATGGTTCTACCAGTTTACAATCAGGTTCTCCAATATCAGCACCAACTTCTTCAATCTGACTGATCAGAATCTGATTCGTCGTCAACACTAGAATCTTGATCAGTTTCGGTTCGTTTGCCATATTCCAGAATGTCCTCTACATAAAGTTTAGTAAGTTTGTCAATGGGTTCCACCATAGTAACAATCCATTCCATAGTGATTGGAATTACAGGATCTTTTGAAAGAGGAACCCATGGATAGAATTTGATCTGATATGCGTTCTTTCGTTTTTCTTCAGTCGTTTCATCATCCTCAACTGGAGTATAGTTAGCCATTTTAACTACACACGGTCTATTGAGAAAATATCCAACGACTTTATCTTCAACTACCATCTCTTGAACATCTGCGACGAGATCTTCTCCAGACTTCAGAACCAATAATTTAATAGTCATAGTCAGTATTTACCTCTGAGTATTCTAACAATAAAAAAGAGGGGCGTCAACTGGATTTGGCCAGTTGCCCCTCCGTCTGCGACGACGATATTCAATACTATTTAGAACCAATCCTTACGCTGATGATGCTGCGGAACAATTCTACCAAGAGTAATGGTCAAAAGCCCATCCTCAAAAGTAACTGATCTAACTTCCGTCTCGTCACTGAGGGTCCATGCTCTAGTGAAAGATCTTTGAGCCACTCCTCTATGGACATATTCTGTTCCAGTTTCTCCGTCTTCCCTTTGTCCTTCGACAAAGAGTTTTCCATCTTGTGTGTAGACATTTACTTGTTTCTTTTTGAATCCAGCAAGTGCTAGTTCCAGTCTAGACTCAACATTACTGACTGTCACTAGGTTGTATGGAGGATAACTAGCAGTTGTTTCGTGGAGGTCAAACACCCTGCTAAGGTAATCATCCATACCAATACTATTCCTATTTATCTTTTCAAGCAACTTTGGCAAATCGGCTGCATGATACTTCATTAGGTTTCCCATTTGTACTTCTCCTTTTAAAGCGAGATTTGATTGTGTGGACCCCGAAGGCATCCGATATATTTATAGCATAGCACACAAAAAAACGGGGTAGTGAACCCCGTAATTTTTTATTCGGTTTTACACCTCATCTTCAAAACACATTTCAAATGGTTCATCCTCATCATCAAGTTGATTCATACACCAAATTTCCATGTTCAAATCAGAAAGTTTTTTTCGATAACTATCAACAATAGTAGGATTCAAAATGTTCTCAATAGGATTGAGAACATTGTCTCTTCGTGTTTGCCAAGAAGAATTAAGATGCTTTTTGAACTTTTGACGTGATGCAACAATTTTTTGGGGATCAGGATTAGTTCCGTTCCAAAGTAATACTCTTGTAATTTTTGGTGGTAAAGTTCCTTCAACAGTTACTCTAGGTGCTTCTGCCTCATTCTTACATACTGTTGTAAGAATCCTTTCGGCATATGTGAAACAAAAACTAGGATTATCTTGAAGGGGAACCATTATGAACTTATATTTGTCGTTCTCTGTGTTATGTGGTTGCCACTCATCAGATTCTTCATAAAATTTATTAAGATCCTCTGGATTGATATTCTGAGATACTCTTCCAGAGACTGTTTCAGGATCTCTCAAAGAATCCAATATCTTAGTTATAATCCTCTCTACAACCGTATTGTTGTTATTATATCTGTCATAACAACCCATGTAAGTAAGAATTCTTTTTACAAAATCTCTAGTAAGAAGATCTTCTTCATGTAAATCGTTTTCATCTTTAAGAATACTTGCACAAGCAATTTCATACATGTATTCTTTCGTATCCTCTTTAGTAGGACCATGCACGTTTCCATACATTGCCGCCATAGTAAGGATTGAGTGATCACTAAAAGAATTGATAATTCCACCAAAAGATGGGAAAACTCTCTTATATTCTGCGGAGGGAACTTCTTTGATTATAGGAAGTGTTCGACAAACTTTTAAAGTATGACGACGATCAAAAGCTATTTTATTTTTAATACCAGTTGCTGTTTTATCGGGAAGAAATGGTATGGGCCAAGATGTACGGTCCCATCCACCAGGAAGTGATCCAGACAGTCCCACAATCTTTTCAGAAACTGTATCTTTAGTTCCACGAACTGTGTTATCACCAACACAAAATTCGTTTACTTTGTTCATTTCCTTTCCTACATATTCAAGGAAAGGAAAATCAATAAAAACATCATCCTCTGAAGTCAGAAGAATATCATCGATGGAGAAAGTTCCCCACTTCAACTTTTTTGCCATCTTGGAATCTCCAAAATTATAAGGTTATAAGATCTGACTTAGCAGACCTCGGTGTTATTTATACAAAGTATAACATACTTTTTTATTATTGCAACTGTTTAGAGTAACAAAACTTGATGTCACCTTTCCATCCACGTTGAGTATGAACAGCAGCAAGTTGGAACCCAAGTTGAGGCCAGGGGTTCTTAGGTGTAGGAACATTGTATATCTCTTTCAATGCGAATCCAGCATCACGCATATCACGAATCCTGCGCTTTGTGGTGTAATGGTTAATAGTTGTAAGATACACAATGTTATCTGCTATCTGCATACCATGTGCAAGGAATTTTTGCATCTTACTCCAAGGTGGGTTAGTGATAATCCAATCCACCTTTTGATTATATGTTAGGAAATCTTTGTCCTCTGCAAGTTCACACCAATCTTTATTATCGGTATTGAAGTTATCGTAGAAAGCACCTGTACCACGACAAGGATCAAGGATCCTTCCAGTAGGATTGAAATGTTCAATAATCTCTTTTGCCAGATATTCTGGCGTCATCACAATATCCTTCTCAGGAGTGTTTTTGGGTGGACAAAATGCTCTCATTTGTTGAACTTACGAGGACCAGATTCGACCACATAATCAATGGTCTTAGTAGTATACTTTACACCAGCAGCAATCAGTTTGTCAATGTGAAGAGAACACTGAACACGACGCTGGTTCTTGCTATCAACCTTAGGATTGATCTTGAACAGAGCACTCTTGCACTGAACTTCCTCTTGAAACTGTTTACGGACAGCTTTAGTGCTCTGTTGTGCTTCCTTGCCAGCAGGAATGCTCTTCACATAGTTTACAAACGCTTCAACATCATCATACTTCATGTCACCCCACAGCATCTCACGATCAGCAGGAGTGATAAAGAACTCATACTCAGTGTGAAATACTTTTGTCTTACCAACTTGCTTATACACACCTACAATGAGATGGTAATCATCATGCTTTATCTTACGAAGCAAGTCAGAGCAGCAAATAGTATTATTCTTGGTGGTCTTGATGCTAGCATTGTAGTCAACAACAAGACCACTTGCTAGATCAAACTCAGAAGTATAACCGTTCTTTTTGAGAGCATCATATTCTTTTTTGGTCATATCAGTGCGCTCACCGATGACCTCATTTTCATAGTGGTTGCCGTGTGCTTGGACTTCAGACACTGGTTATCCTCATGGAAACCTATTATAGCAATAAAGAAGACCCCTGTCAAGGGGTCTGCGGGTTTCCGACTTTTGAAGCGACCGCACGAAAGATCGCAAATTTATTTATTCGGTTTCCTGGGTCTTTCCTTTCTTACCAATATTATATTTCTGCTCCAGAACCCAATCTGCTTTATCCTTATATGCAAGGACTTTGATTTGATTCAGAGGTGCAATATCAAGAACAAAATCTTCCTTGACAATACCAATCAGGCCCCAATCAGCAAGAAGACGCACAATACGATTACGTCTCTGAACATCATTCACAGTTAGGTTGGCGTGCTTGCCATCCAGGGCAAACAGTTCCTTAAAGTGGACGATGAAATACCTGCCCTGCTTGTGCAGGATATGGCAAGACTGATAGAGCTTCTTCTCTTTGCGGGATGCCACTCCAATA